CTGCCGACCTTTTAGTATGGGGAGCGCAGTTTGTTCAAGGAACTGAAGCCATTGACTACTTCCCAACGACAAATAGACAAGACGTACCACGAATAGATTTTAGAAACGCAGACGGGACATTGAGTTCTTGTGGGCGGTTGTTGCTCGAACCGCAGCGCACCAACTCTATCCGCAACTCATCTATGGTGGGAGCGGTGGCGGGGACTCCTGGGACTTTGCCTACGAATTATGGAGAATACCTTAGTGGATTAACTAGAACTGTTGCAGGTATTGGAACTGAAAACGGAGTTCCATACATTGATTTGCGTTTTAATGGAACGGCATCCGATACTATTATTTTAATAAACTTTGAAACAACTAGCGGTATATCGGCATTAAATGGTCAAAATTGGAGTAATTCATTTTATGTAAAAACAATAGCGACTCCACAACCACCATTAAAATACGCCTTGCGCTCTACTCAAAGAAGTTCTGGTTCAAATGTAGGCTCTTTTATTTTAGAATTTACACCAACTACAACGCTGGCAAGATACACGCAAACCTTTACAACAAACAATGCGACAATAACTCACATACAACCGTACATATCATTTGACCTTACCATCGGCCAAACCTACGACTTCACCATCCGCATCGCTGCACCTCAAATGGAATTGGGGGCTTATGCTACTACGTTCATTCCTACTACAACTGCAGCGGTGACAAGATTGGCGGATAGTGCCGTCAAAGAGGGTGTGCCTTCGTTAATTGGTCAGTCAGAGGGGACATTGTACTTTGAAGGATTTTGTCAAGATTCCTCCGAGTTAATGAATGTAAACCGCTCAACGGTTAATAGCGTATTTTTGCTTATGAGCAGCGGAATAATTAGAGCTACAATTTATGCGAACTCAACTACTTTTAGTTTGACCAGCTCGGTTTCTGGATTGAATTATTTCAAAGCAGCGGTCGCATACAAATCTAATAGCTTCGCACTTTATGTGAATGGAGTTTTAGCAGCTCAAAACACGACTGCTACATTTACTCCAAATGTACAGATGAGCAGGATAGATATTGCAACTGGCAACTATGTGACTGGTAAAAATACAGTTAACTGCGCCCAAGCCGCCCTATTCCCGACACGCCTTGACAACGCCCAACTGGCACAACTCACCACGCTATGACCTATCTAAAATACGCCTGGCCAACCGAAGGCCAATTCATTACCGATATGCTCGGGGCAGGATTCGCCACGATGGAAGAAGACCAAATCACGTTTGTGGATTGCTTCGTTCATCAGATTGGCAAGGTGTGCATAGCAACAGACGAAGAAGGAAACTGCACGGAATCTGACCCACGTTGGGCGGTTGACATCATTTGGGTAGCACCATCCGAGTTCCAGCAATACGTTGTGTGGCCAACGCCAGGAAGTGCCGTTCATTGGTTTGCGGGATGGGAGAGTAATTACGCAGCAGCATACGAACAACACAATACAGAGCAGTGAAGCACGATAGTACAAGCGCAGTAGCCACCTCTTGGAGTTTGGCCGTAGGTGGGTTGACGTTGGCCGAGGTGCATCAGATAGCAGGACTATTCGTAATGCTGACCTCTTTTGTGTACACCTTGTGGCGATGGAATCGAGATATTAAGAATGATAGATAGATTATTTAGAAATCCTAAAACAACGCTTATCGGCCTTATCCTGATTTCCTTTGGTGGAATCTTGGTTTGGTATGAGAAAGCGTCTTTAACAGAGTTTAGTGCTTTTATAATGGGCGGGTTTGCCTTAATGATGAGTAGAGATGGCGAAGCAACAGGAGGGAACAAAAATCAAGAAGTCAAAAAGAAAACTCGGCCGGCACACCAAGAGCCGGAACAAAAAGGAGACGAGTAAGACCTACCGGGGTCAAGGTCGTTAAAACCATCATTAGAGCAATAAAAGGCACCTAATGGGGCTTAAAAGCATCAAAATACATAACCTATGCGACTTTCAAAGGACTTTACGCTTTCAGAGTTTACAGACACCGATACCGGTTTACCTAACGTACCAGGCGAAGGGGAAATCCGTAACCTGAAGCTATTAGCACAAAAGGTGTTGCAACCTGCTCGTAACAAATTTGGGGTAATTAATGTTACGAGTGGATTTCGTTCACCGGAGGTAAACTCTGCGGTTAAAGGTAGCGCAACATCCGACCACCTATACGGAAGAGCTGCAGATATCCAATGCGAGGATATGGCAGAGGTATTTAACTACATACGCAAATATCTGCCGTTTAAGCAACTCATTTGGGAATTTGGTACCGATGTACAACCTGGATGGATTCACGTCTCCTATGACGCCCTAAACAATCGTGGTGAAGTTTTAAAAGCAATCAAACGTAATGGAAAAACAAAGTACATCAAATTTTAACGACTGGTTAAATGAACTTGAAGAAATTCCCACATCCCCTAACTGTTCTATTGATAATCCTGATTGCGAGTCTTGCTCTGGGTAGTTGTTCTGCGGAATGGCATTTAACCCAGGCGATACGCAAGGGAGCAAGAGTCGAACAATCAAGATGGGACACGTTGGTGATTACCAAGGAAAGAACACTTTGGGACACCTTGACGCTAAACGATGTTGATACCGTAGTTGTCCAAAAGGACAACATCCGACTACGGATTGTTAGGAATTTTGATACGATACGTGTAAAGGCAATCTGCCTACCGGATACGGTGATGGTTACGAAGTACATTAACCGTACCATCAAAGCACCGGTAAAAAAAGCAATATGGGAAAAATACATAATGCTATTTGCAGTTGCTATGCTACTTGTAGTGTTATTAAGGCGATAGAGGCCATTTAGAGGCCTTCTAACGCATTATCTATCTAAGTTGGATAGATTGTATACATTGACCTTGAAAATGCGTGTAAACGCAGATTTTCTTTTATTTTTAATTTTACCTAACTATCAAGTTACTTAAGTTAGTTTTAAGTTTAGTTAGAGTTATTTAGTTTTAAGTTAGTTTTAAGTTAACTTACTAACTAAGTTGTAAAAAATAAGCATTGGGCGCATACGCCCGACAAGTGTTAATAACTTTTTAGTTATATACATTGGTTAGACCTATTCTTTTCTTGTTTAGGTTTGCAATATGGGAACAGATAGAAACGACAGACGCAAGAAACATCTTGCTATGGAATTAAAACAAATTCCGAATGACTACACAAATGCCTTCCTCAACCACTTCGGATTCTGCGACTACCCCAGAAGCGAAAACGAATCAGCAGCCACCAGAAAGTACAACACCTGGGAGCAAGGAAAAAAAACCTTCAATCAATGAACACCAAGGATTCCACCAAGTCTTCCTCTACTGGGACGAGCGTCCCTGAATACTACATAGGCAAGTTCAAAGGCATTGAAGCGTTTGACGTAGTTCAGGACTTTGCACACGACAATTATAATGTTGGTGTAGCAATCGCCTACCTGCTCCGTGCTGGAAAGAAAACAGGTAATCCAGCAGAGCAAGACATTAATAAAGCAATAATCCACTTACAACGTGAACTTAAACAGCTCGAAGATTATGCCGTACTATACCAACCCAGAAGTCAAGCGTCAGATAGATTTGATTCTGACGGAGGTTGCGAATCTTTTCGCTAACTGCGATGACCAAAACCGTGCCTACGCCAAAGCCCAGGAGCAAACCCTCCTCAAAGAAGTCCACAAACTCGACCCGGCCTTTGCAGCCCGCTGCGGATATAGAGATTAGTGTTATCCTGTCCAAGGTACCTTCCTTGAATCAGTTCTATTCGTCAAAGCATTGGATAGTGCGTAAGAAGGCAAAGGACAAGTTTACGGAGGAAGTCCTGGCGCAATTAGCAACATACGACAAAACACGATTCAAGACGATTACGGCAACGCTAAGGCATAACTACGGATACGATAACGACAACTGCATTATGGCGATTAAGTTTGCCTTGGATGCTTTGCGTAAGTGGGGAGGCATACAAGACGATAATACCAACTTTGTAACTAAGGTTGTTATTAGCCGTGACCACGACATAACAAAGAATACAGGCAAAGTAATTTTTTTTGGTAAGGGGGTTGTATGTTAATTTTTTTGCGTATGTTTGTCCTGTCTAACACCTAAAACTATTCTAATGGAATACGGACAAAGAACAAACTGGTCTCAGGAATCTGCCGCACAGATGGTAGAGTTCCTACAACATCGAGTCGAGGCGATGGCATCACGGATGGAGTTCCTCGAAGCAGAAAACGAAGTATTAAAAAGAACCCTTTTAAACGAATTGCACAATGCCTAAAATTACAAGCATCACCCCGAACGGCCAATGGAACGAGTTTTTCAAGTTAGACATCCGCTTTGATGACGGAGAATTTGGAACCGCATTCGCCAAGAGCCAAACCCCTTCCTACAAAGTAGGTGACGAGGTTGAGTACACCAAGAACGAGAAAGGTACCATCAAGATTCAACGTGGTGACCGCCCCGCTTGGACACCTTCAGCACCCAAGGCCAATGATGACCGCAGCGCATCTATCATTCGCCAGGTAGCGTTGAAATCAGCCGTTGAGATGTCAGCAGCTTATGTTGCCCAAGGGTCAACGATTCCCGTAGAGAAAATCTTTGAGTTGGCAGAGAAGTTTAACGCTTGGATGTCTGGCACCCACGGTGCTACCCACCAAGAACACTTTGCAGCTCGTGTAGAAGAATCCAGTCCGTTTTAGGTGTTTCATAATGACTGGTTTTTAGCCCCTCTCCGGAGGGGCTTTTTTTTGCCTAATGTTTTTTTGTATTGATTTTTTGTTTACGTTTGCCCTATGAAACATCCTGACCTAATTTCTAACGATAAAGTATTGCCGTTCTTGGAAAGAGCAAGAGGCGGTAAATACTACGACACCGGTAAACTTGGCCACCCGGTAATTGATGAGTTCCTCCGATTCAAAGACGGAGAGTTTGTCGTTGTTACAGGCCACGCCAACGTAGGTAAGACGCACACGTTGATTTACCTGATGTTGATGCAAACGATGAACTACGACAAAAAGTGGTTGGTCTACTCTTCGGAGAACGAGGTACACTCTCTCAAACGTAAGTTGATTGAGTTCCTATCGTGCGAACCCATCCAGAACGTAACGGAGGCAAAGATGTACCGCCACCTGGATTACATTGACGAACACTTCCGGTTTATAGATAGCAACAATCTATATAACGCATTTGACCTACTTCGCATTATGGAGGAGATACACGAGGAATGGCAGTACACCGGATGCCTGATAGACCCTTACAATTCCCTTGTTACAGACCAAAAGAAGCTTGGGAAATCGGGTATGCACGAATACCACTACGAGGTAGCATCTGCCGTGCGAATCTTCGCCCACAAGAACGCAGTTACCACAATCGTAAACACCCACCCGGTAACGGAAGCAATGCGTAGGACACATCCTAACGGCCACGCTTACGCAGGCCTGCCCACGCCACCAATGACGTCTGATATTGAAGGTGGAGGCAAATGGGGTAACCGTGCCGACTCGGTAGTTATCATTCACCGGTACGCACAACACTTAACCGATTGGGTCTTTACTGAAATTCATTGCCGAAAGACAAAAGAGATGGAGACAGGCGGAAGACCAACACCTTTGTCTGACCCAATTAGAATTCGCTCAATGAAAGGTAATGTCGGGTTTACCCATAATAACATTAACTTGCTCGATGTTCAAGCACCTATTCAAACTATAATTTATTCAGATGACCCATTTTAGTCAAGACTCTTGGGAGATTTATGTACGTGACCGCATCTTACAGATTAGTGATGTCACACGGTGGTTAAATGAAATGGCCTTAGCCAACCCTAAAGAGCCGCAAATTGTAGATAATATGCTTTGCGTCTGGAGAGCAACACAGCTCCTGGAGGATATGGTAGATATGAAACGCCACATCGACAAGCGGGTAAACGAGGCACGAGTAGAAAACGCCCGACTACTTATCCAGAACCGGGAGCGATTAATTGAGATTGATGCCCTGAAGAAAGAGTTGGAACAAATCAAAGAAAATCTATCATTATGATTATTCCTGTCCCTTTTGCACCGAATGAGGTGTTTGCAATCAACGGAAAGAAGTTCTTGGTGCTTGACTATTGGCGCCCGGTGAGCTGGAAGCAATGGAGCGCCTGGTACCTAATTGAAGACGAACACGGAAAGCAATACGAAGTACCGTACTTCCACATCCTAATCCAAAAAGAAAGAGGCAACGCAAAATACGTTGGAACCAAAAGATGAATTACAAACAATTCTGCAAAAACATCGGTTATACCGATAAAGGCACTCGTGATTGGAACAATGTTAAAGTCCGAGCAGCATACGTTAAAGCATTCCGCCCATTCTTCACCTTGACAGAATTAGGTCGGCAGATGGGCAAGACACACGCTACGATTATCCATTACGAAAAGCTGAAATTCCCAAGGGATAAGTTTTACGAATCAACATTAGAAATAGCGCACAATCTACGTGGCCCGCTTCCCGAACCGGAGGAAACGGAAGAAGACCGAATGGTTACAAGTGTACTCAATTACGATTATTTGTTAGAGCAGAATGCTAAATTGGCTAACCAGGTAAAAGAACTTGAGGCGAAGTTGGCAACGCTTAAACAATTCGTCAATGGGATTTAGCGTTAATTTCTACCCGCTTTACGGTTTTCTTTTGGGTGCTAATTGGAGCAAGACAGAATTTGAGGATTGTAACCTACATAGTTTGGAGATTTGCCTTGGCATTATCTTAGTCGAAGTATTATGGGAATCCTACCCCGATTAGCAAAGCGCCACGAGGACTGGTTGCGTATGGCGAGGTCGTTCGGTCTTGACCGTGACGATGCTCACGACTTGGTGCAGGATATGTACCTTCGGTTGTATCAGTACGTTGACAATCCCGAAAAGCTCGAATATGGAGATGATGACGTTAACACGTTTTTCGTCTACATCACCTTGCGGAATATGTACTTGCGTGAGATGACCAACCGAGCAAGAATCAAATTCGTATCAATCGAAGAGTTTGACGATAAGGAAGAGATTTATAACATAGAGTCAGACCAGGCGCTTACGGTGCTTCTTGATGCCGTTAAAGGCGAGGTGAGCAAATGGGATTGGTACGACAATAAATTGTTTACCATCTACCACGATGGAGACGTATCGCTTCGCAAATTGTCGGAGGCAACAAAGATTTCTTTACGTTCAATTTACAACACTTTGAAAAATGGAAGAGACAAAATCAAAACCAGTTGCGAAAACGAATACCAAACGTGGGCGGAAGCCAAAGGGACTCGGTGACCGCATCGAGCAGATAACCGAAGCAACCGGAATCAAGGCGGTAGTAGATTGGTTTGCCGAAGTCACCGGGGTAGATTGCGGATGCGAAGCCCGAAAGGAAAAGCTGAACCGATTGTTTCCAAGCAAGAATCCAAAATGCCTGGAGGAACCTGAATACAAATGGTTAGACAATTTCTACAAGGAATACAAAAGCACTTTGTCGAGTGACCAAAGCAAGGAAATAGCAACAATCCACGCACGAGTATTTAACCACTCGTACCACGTGCCTTGTGGATGCAACCCGAAGTTATGGAAGCAATGGGTAGAAGAGTTGCGTTCCGTTTATACTGCCTATGAACCAGTCGGGTAAGTATGGTGAGTCCCTCTGGAAGTCGTTCCTTGAAAACCGAGGTTACGATGTTGAAGAGGCACCACCCCGCAAGTTCTACGATTGGGACTTGAAGGCCACGAAGCGGGAACCCGACCAGGAGACAAACTTTCACCCGACCTACACCTTTGAGG